GGGACGACCTACTTCCTAAAATTCGCGGACGAGGCGGAAGCGCAAGCCGTCATCCCGGCTGAGTTCTGGCACGACGAGGAAGACACCTGACCATGGCCGGCCCCGCGCCTTTCCCCAACCAGGCCCCGATGTATCAGCCGCCGGTCAGTCAGCCGATGACCGCTGGCGGCCTGCTGCATGCCGCCCCTCTGTCGGCGGTGCTGGAGGAGGAGCGCAAGGCGGCCCAGGACGCCCAGGCCCAGCCGGTGATCACGGGCCTGGCGGGGCACATCAAATCCTGCTGGCAGGACGCCACGACGGCCCGGCAGTCGACGAACGTCGAGAACCGCCTGCTGCAGAACGAGCGCGCCCGTCGGGGCGTCTATGACCCGGACAAGCTGCAGCACATCCAGGCCGAGGGCGGGTCGGACATCTACTCGAACCTGACGTCGGTGAAGTGCCGGGCCGCCAGCTCATGGATCCGTGACGTGGTGGTCAGCACGGGCGTGGACCGGCCGTGGTCCATCCGCCCGACGCCGGTGCCGGACCTTCCGCCGGACATCGACGAGAAGATCGTCGCGTCGGTGGGCGCCGAGCTGGCGCAGGCCATGCAGTCGGGCGTGCAGGTCTCGGACGACGACATCACGGCAGCCCTGCTGGCAGCCAAGGAGCAGGTCAGGGACGACGCCGTCGCGGCCGCCCGGGTGCGCTCGGCGCGCATGGCCGACAAGATGGAAGACCAGCTGGTCCAGGGCGGGTTCCTGGAGGCCATGGACGCCTTCATCGACGACCTCACGACCTTCCCCACGGCGGTCCTCAAGGGCCCCGTCATGCGCAACAAGCCGCAGCTGACGTGGACGCCGGACCCCAAGAGCCCGGGCAAGTTCACCCCCACGATGGTCAAGCAGATCGTCATGGAGTGGGAGCGCGTCTCGCCCTTCAACATCTACCCCTCGCCCGCCAGCGTGGACATCGACGACGGCTACCTGATCGAGAAGCACCGCATGAGCAGGAACGACCTGCACCAGCTGATCGGCGTGGATGGCTACGACGACGGCGCCATCCGCCTGGCGCTGGAGGAATACAGCCCGCGCGGCTTGCTGGACGAGAGCCACACCGAGAACGCCATCGCCTCGGCCGAGGGCAAGTCGACGTCGCAGACCTCGGTCAACAAGGACGGCCTGATCGACGCCCTGCAGTACTGGGGCTCGGTCCCGGGCCAGACGCTGCTGGACTGGGGCATGGACAAGGACGAGGTCCCGGATCCGATCAAGGAGTACCACATCGAGGCGTGGCTGGTCGGCGACTACGTCATCAAGGCCGAGCTCAACTACGACCCGCTGTGCCGCAAGCCCTACTACAAGGCCAGCTACGAGAACGTGCCCGGGTCCTTCTACGGCAACTCGGTGTGCGACCTTCTGCGCGACACCCAGCAGGTGGCCAACGCCGCCAGCCGCGCGATCGTCAACAACATGGGCATCGCCTCGGGCCCGCAGGTGGTCATCAACGTCTCGCGCCTGGCCACGGGCGAGGACGTCACCCAGCTCACGCCCTGGCGCATCTGGCAGGTCACGGACGACCCCATGGGGTCGGCGCAGGCGCCCATCACGTTCCACCAGCCGGACAGCCGGATTGGTGAGCTCATGAGCGTGTTCACCATGTTCAACCAGATGGCCGACGAGTACTCGGGCATCCCCAAATACATGGCGGGCTCGAGCGCTGGCGGCGCCGGCCGGACCGCGTCGGGCATGAGCATGCTCATGAACAACGCCGGCAAGGCGATCAAGCAGGTCATCAGCAACATCGACATCGGCGTCATGACGCCCATGCTCGAGCGCCTCTACGACCACAACATGCAGTACAGCGACGACCCGGACCTGAAGGGGGACGTGCAGATCGTCGCGCGCGGGGCCTCCTCGCTGGTGGCCAAGGAAAGCGCGCAGATGCGCCGCAATGAGTTCCTGGCGGCGACGGCCAACCCTGTCGACCTGCAGATCGTGGGCGTCGAGGGCAGGCACGCCATCCTGCGGGAGACCGCCCGCAACCTGGACATGGACGTGGACAAGGTGGTCCCGTCGCTGGACGTGGTGCGCAAGCGCATGGCCCAGGCCACGATGTCCGCGCAGGGCCCACAAGGATCCCCGCCGGCGGCCGGCCCAGGCGGCGAGCAGCTGATGGACGGCACGCCGACGACCGACAATTATTCCCCGCAAGGTCAGTAGGAATATAATCCCCTTGACTGATCACTCAACGCGAGCATAACTGGACAAAAGATGCTTCAGAACCCGACCACGGCCCAGCTTCGAGCGCTGTACGCGCTGACGAGATCAGCCCACTGGAAGGACTTCATCAGCATCTTCGAGACGGACCTGGAACTCCTGAACGGGCACTTGGCCCAGCGCTCCGACGAGGTGGCGCTGCGACAGTTGCAAGGTAAGGCCCAGTACGTCAGAGCCTTTCTGGGCCAAGTGGACAAGCTCCACGAGACCCTGGAGAAGCTAGGGGAAACGGTCCTCTAGTTACACCCGCTGACCGTGAGACGAGCGCAGAGCGCCGACGTCCAGTCGCAGCAGGAGATCGACATGAGTTTGCCAAAGCAGGTCCAGCAGCAGCTGGAGGAAGCCGAGCGCCTGGAGGCGCTGGTTCAGGGCCAAGCCCCTGACCCCGCACCCGAGGAGCCGCAGGACCCCCCTCCGGCAGAGCCCGCTACCCCCGCCGAGGAGACCACGTCGCCGGCAGAGCCGGCCGCCGAGACGCCCACCGAGGCGCCCCAGGATGACAAATGGGAGCAGCGCTACCGGTCCCTGCAAGGCACATTCCGTGCTGACCAGGAACGGTCCCGCGCTGAGATCGCAGCCCTCACCCGCCAGGTTGAGACGCTGACGGCCCAGATGGCAGACAGGGAGCAGCCCGCCCGGAAGTCCGGCAAGACGCAGGTCACAGACAAGGATGTCGAGGACTTCGGTCCCGAGCTTCTGGACGTCATCCGCCGCCAGGCGGAAGTGGTGGCCGAGGAGCGGCTGATCGAGGTCAACGCGGAGAACGCCCGCCTGCGTGAGCAGCTGATGGGCGTGGCCGACCGCCAGGGAATGTCCGACCGCCAGGTCTTCTTCGGTCAGCTCGCCTCGCTGGTGCCTGACTACGAGGACGTCAACCTGGATCAGGGCTTCATGGACTGGCTCGCCGAGGTGGACCCGCTCAGCGGGCTTCCCCGACAAGCCTATCTCAATGACGCCTTCGAGCGGATGGACGCCCAGCGGACCGCCACGCTGTTCAACAGCTACAAGCAGGCGGTCTCCCCGCCCCAAATCCCGACGCCCACCGCCCCTGCCCGCAACGGGCTCGAGCGCCACGTCGCCCCTACGACCGCTCGGTCGACGACCGTCGTGCCGCCTGCGGCGCAGACCAAGATCTGGACCTCCGCTGAGGTGGAACGGTTCTACAAGGACTGCACGTCAGGCAAGTACGCCGGCCGCGACGCCGAGCGAGCGCAGACCGAGATTGAAATCGACGCCGCCATGGTGAGCGGCCGGGTGAGATAGCCCGGCGGACATGGCGGCATAACCCTCTGGAGACGCCGCCATGTCCACCATCACTCCCGCCGCCGTGACCCCGGTCCAGGCGCCGTTCAACACCAGCCCGTCCTACTCGGGTACGTTCATCCCCACCATTTGGTCGGGCAAGCTGAACGTCAAGTTCTACGCGACGACTGTGTTCGGTGAGATCGCCAACACCAGCTACGAGGGCGACATCCGCTCTCTCGGCGACAAGGTGATCATCAACAACATCCCGTCGATCACCATCCGCGACTACACCGTCGGCAACACCCTCAACTACGAGGTGCCGGCCGGCAACACCGTGGAGCTGGCCATTGCCAAGGCCAAGTACTTCGGCGTCAACGTCTCCGACGTGCTGGAGTTCCAGTCGCAGCCCAAGCTGATGGACATGTTCACCTCCGACGCCGCCAAGCAGATGGCGATCACGGTGGACACCGACGTCCTGAAGTACTCGGTCGACACCACCTACGGCTGGACCAAGGCCGGCACCCCGTCGACCACGGGGTCGGGCCTGAACGCCGGCACCCTGGCGGGCGCCCGCTCGGCGAGCTTCAACCTCGGCGGCGCCGGTGGCTCCTACAACGCCTCGACCAACCCGTTCGGCGGCGTGCCGCTGACGCTGTCGACGTCCAACGTCCTGACCACCATCACCGGCCTGTCGTCGGTGCTGGACGAGCAGAACGTCCCGGACACCGACCGCTTCCTGGTCATCACGCCGGCGGTTCGCTACCTGCTGATGAACTCGAACCTGCAGCAAGCCTACCTGACCGGTGACGCCCAGTCGGTGCTCCGCAACGGCAAGATCGGCACCATCGACCGCTTCTCGGTCTACGTGTCGAACCTGCTGCCGACCGCCGCCGCCGGCCAGAACTTCGACGGCACCACCACCGGCACTGGCATCTCCGCCAACGCCGTGGCCCGCAAGTGCATGGTCGCCGGCCACAAGTCGGCCATCACCTTCGCTTCGCAGATCACGAAGGTGGAGAGCCTGCAGAACCCGAACGACTTCGGCAACCTGGTCCGTGGCCTCAACGTCTACGGCTACAGCACCATCAAGCCCGAGGCCCTGGCTATCGCCCAGTACCTCTAGTCGTGATAGATGCGGAGGGGGAGGGACTGATCCCTCCCCCTTTGTTTTGGAGGCGGCATGGCCATCCTGGCGTCAACGGTCCTGAGCCGTGTCAGAACCCAGCTGATCGACCCGGCCCCAGGCACGCACTGGACGGACGAGGAGCTGCTTCAGTGGATGTCCGACGGGCAGCGGACCATCGTGTCCGCCATCCCCAAGGCCACCGCGACGATCACCACCCAGGCGCTGGTCGCCGGATCCCTGCAAACCATCGCCGCCGCCGGCTACATGCTGCTGGCGGTCTATCGCAACGTCGGCGGTCGGGCCGTCTACGAGGTTGAGCGCGCGATCCTCGATCGGGAGACGCCGACCTGGCAGACGCAGACTTCCACCGCCGCCGTCACAGCCTATTTCCGGGACGAGACCGACCCTCGGTCGTTCTGGGTCTACCCCCCAAACACGGGCGCCGGGACGGTGACGCTGTCCTATTCCGCCCAGCCGGCAGAGCTGACGTCGTCGTCCGACGCGCTGGGTGTCCTCGACATTTACGCCACCCCGCTCTTCGACTACGTTATGTTTCGAGCCCACCAGAAGGACAACGACTACGCAGCTGCCCAAGGGGTGGCGCAGCAGTACCTCTCGAACTTCTCGGCCTTCCTGGCCAGCCAGTCGGGCTTCTCGACGCCTAAAGGACCCTGACGATGGGAACTGTCCTCGCCTCAGCAATCATCGACGCGGCCGGCCGGCAGCTGTTCGACATCGACAACATCCGCTGGCCGCGCACCGAGCTGCTGCAGTACGTCAACGACGCTCAGCGCCAGCTCGTGACCATGTGCCCGGAGGCCAACGCCACGACCACCACGATGGTCCTGGCGGCGGGCTCACGCCAGACCATGCCCACCGACGCGTGGGTCCTGCTGGACGTGACCCGGAACATGGGCGCCGGTTCGACGCCTGGTCGGGCGATCAAGCGCGTGGACCGCAACGCACTGGACGAGAGCAATTCTGGCTGGGCGACCGACACGGCGACGACCACGGCCACCAGCTACATCTACGACCTGCGGGACCGGACCAAGTTCTACGTCTACCCGCCCGCCACCGGCGGCACGTACGTTGAGCTGATCTACGCCAAGAACCCGGTCACGCTGGCCGAGGGGGACGCCGTGGCGGTCAGCGACAACTACGTCCCGGCCGTGATCGACTACGTCCTCTTCCGCGCCTACAGCAAGAACGCGGTCTACGGCGACCCGGCCCGAGCGGCGTCGTTCTTGCAGGCGTTCTCGATGATCGTGAACAGCGCGACGCAGACGACGTCCAAGCTGGTCGGCCAGATGGACCAGCCCCAGGCGCCGGCCATGCAGACCCCGGGCTCGGGCGGCGGAGGCTGATAGACCATGTCCGTCATCACGGCCGGAAACCTGATCGACAAGGCGGCGGTGGCGCTGTTCGACACGACCAACGCTGAGTGGTCGCGGACCGAGCTGCTGGCTCACCTGAACCAAGGCCAGCGCCTGGTCGCGTCGCTGCAGCCGTCGTCGAGCTCGACCACGGCCAACATCTTGACCGCTGTCGGATCCAAGCAGTCGGTTCCGTCCGTCGGCTGGATGCTGCTCGACGTCGTGCGCAACATGGGGACCAACGGCTCGACGCCGGGCTACACGATCAACGCGACCAGCCGGAAGCTGCTGGACGCGTACACACCTGACTGGAATTTCGCCGGATCCTCGGCGGTGACGCGCAACTACACCTACGACCCGCAGACCCCGCGCCAGTTCTACATCTACCCGCCGTCGCTCGGCACCCACTACATCGAGATCACCTATGCCGCAGTGCCGGCTGACATCTCGAGCGAGGCGACGGTGATCACGCTCAGCGATGCCTACGAGGATGCCCTGCTGAACTTCATCCTGTTCCGCGCGCACTCCAAGCAGGCGACGTTCGCTGACCCGACCAAGGCGCAGGGCTACCTGGCCCTGTTCAACCAGGCGCTCAACGGCAAGATCACCGCTGAGCAGGCGAACAACCCGAACCTGGCGCTGTTTCCGCCTGCGCCGCAGGCGACGGGAGGTGTGGTGTGACGGTGCCGTTTCAGAACTTCACCAACGAGGTGCGGGTCTACTTCCCCGACATGCCCGAGCCTGTCGTGCTCGGCGCCGTGCGCAACGCGGCCATCGAGTTCTGCGAGAAGTCGCTCTACTGGACCTACGAGCACGACCCCATCTCGGCGGTGGCCGACCTGACGGAGTACGAGTTCGACCTGCCGGAAGACACCGAGGTCGCCAAGATTATCGACGGCTGGTACGACGACCACGTCCTGGTCTTCGCCTCGGAGGAGCGACTGCAAGGCCAGTTCCAGACCCCGTGGCGGCAGACGACGGGCTCGGCGGCCTTCATCACCCAGATGGATCCGCAGAGCTTCCTCCTCGCCCCTGCTCCGGCCGAGAACATCACGGACGCCATCCGCCTGATCGTCGCGCTCAAGCCCACGCGCGACGCGCCGGGCATCGACGACATGTTCTACAGCCGGTGGCTGGAGGAGATCGCCGGGGGCGCCCGGGCGCGCCTCTACGCCATCCCAGGGCACCAGACGTACAACCCGGCCGCCGCTGTAGCAGCGCGCCGGCAGTTCGCCGCAGACATCAGCTCCGCCAGGATCGAGCGAAACCGGGGCCTCACCCGCGCCACGCTGGTCGTGCGGCCTAAATCGTGGGTGTGACATGGCGACGCGGATCCGGCTCTATCGCGGTGACGTCCTCCCGCAACTGCTGATGTCGTTCAAGGACAGGGACACGGGCGAGCCCATCGACCTGTCGGCGAGCACGACCGTCGTCACGATGGCGTTCGCGCTTTCCGGCTCGACGACGGCCCTGTTCACCCTGACAGGTGTGAAGCAGACCGGTGAGCTGCTGTTCGACAACACCGTGGACACGACTGTGTCACCTGCCGGCCGGGGAGGGAGGGTGCTATTCACTTTCGGCGCCGGCGACCTGGACCTCGACCCGGCTTACTACGTGGGCGAGTTCAGCATCGACTACGACGGGGACGTGGAGACGGTGCCTGACCAGCTGAAGTTCAGTCTCAAAGAGCCGCTGTGACCGTCAGGATCAACCCAGTCTTCGAGAGGCAAATCGCCAACATCCGGTCGGAGGTGAGCTACCGCCGGCTGGAATACGAGCTCGAACTCGTCACCAGTGGAGAAGGTCCCACCGACATGGCCGCCTATTACGCCAGTTTCAACGGCATCGACCCCTCGCAGGCGTTTGTCTGTCTGGTCGGCGACAGCAAGATGTTTCTGCTGACCCAGAACGACGGCTTCAACCCGCGCATGGAACAGCTGGTCGCGACCGGCGGTCCGCTGGAGGGCCTCTACGGGTGGGCCAACTTCGGGGCGTCCGGCTACACCCTCAACGGGTTCGTCATCGACGGCCCTTCGACAGGGTGGGTGGGCCCGACCGCCGACAACGCGAACTGGAACTGGCGCGGGACCAAGACCGGCGACTACAGCAACACCCAGACGTCGATGGCCGACCTGATCGCCTTCCTCGGCACACTGGACGCTCACATCCGGCCGATTGTCTGCCTGGGCCACGAGTACAACGACTTCGCCCTCTATGCGGCCAACGGGAACCTGAGCGCGGACGACCAGGTCACCTACCTGCTGTCCCGCCTGCGCATCGCCATCGAGGCGATCCACGCGGCCCGCGAGAACGCTGTGATCGTGCTGGTGATCCCCCACCACATGCTGCCGCGCCCGTACACGGGGGTCATCCCCTCGTCGTCGGCCTACCCCACGTTCGGCTCCGACCTGAGCGCCGACGTGGCCAAGCTGACCGTTTGGAACAACAGCTTCGAGGTGGCCAAGCGCCAGGTGGCGGCCGAATACGGCTACACGGCGGTCTGGGACTGGCGCAGGGTCACCGGCGACGTGCCCCTGGCCACGACCACGCCGTCCACCTGCCCGTTCTACGTCGACAACGCTCACGAGCACTACACCGGCGCGTCCTACCTGGCCGACGACTTCGTGCAGGTGATCCAGGGCGACGTCTGGTCGCCGATCATCTCCCGCGCCAAGTTGGCCGACGCGATCGCGGCGATCGACGACAGCTACCCCATCGTGGCGTACCCCGCTTACTGCGCCGTGCGAAAGGGAACCTACCAGCTGGTGGCCGAGGGCGCATGGGGCGCCGCCGGCTCGACCTATATGGACGTGGGCATCGCGTCCTCCGTGCTGATGTCCGCCGTTAGGGGCGCGACCCGGATCTACTTCCAGGTGGGATCTGCAGCCGGCCAGGTGTTCTCCAGCGTCGGCACACCGGTGGTGTTGACCCCGTCGGCGTGCCGCATCCTTGGTGTGTCGCCGTCGGCGGCGATGCAGGCGGCGGGATCCGGCCTTTCGCTGCAGGTCTACATCGAGCGTGAGACCGCCAGCGGCGACAGCTACATCGACGGCCTGACGTACAGCTTCTCGAGCTACTCGCACTACTACCTGGCCACCATCGCGAGCGCCGGGTCAGGGTACATGGACGTGTCCTTCGACGCGGTCGACGAGCTGCCGACGATGCTGGCGATCAAGGCGGGGCTGCGGAACCTGCTGCTGGCGGTCGGATCGGGCAACGACACGCTCGAGGACATGAACAACTGGAGCCCCGGAGACACGACGGGGACACAGATCAGGCTCCTGCGTTCCGGCAGCTGGTCGGCGTACAACGGCAGCCGAGTGGCGCTGCTGGTGCCGGTGGGTGTGCCTGATCCGAAGACGCGCGAGGCCGAGGCCAGCCGATGGCTCGTCACGTCGGCCGGCGTGGATGCCCGCCAGGGCGACTACATTCTGATCGACACCACCGGCGGCGCCCAGACTATTTTCCTCCCAGCCTCACCGGTATCCGGGGCTGGCAGCATCGTCATCAGGGACGCGGCGGGAACTTTCGGCACCAACAACTGCAGAGTCAACCGCAGCTCCAAGACAATCCGAGGCGCGGCGGCGGACCTTGTGCTAAATACTGACTGGGCCACGGCGACGCTGTCGTGGAACGGGACGACGTGGAGCTACTGACGTGACCATTCTCTTCACGAACAACGCCAAGACCACGCTGTCGGCGGGCATCACGAACGTCGCGACGTCGATCCCGGTGGCCGCCGGCTACGGCGCCCTGTTCCCTGCGCCGAGCGGGAGCGACTTCTTCTACGCCACGCTCACGGACGTCTCGAACAACATCGAGATCGTCAAGGTCACGTCCCGCTCGACCGACACCATGACCGTGGTGCGGGGGCAGGAAGGGACGACGGCCAGGGCGTACCTGACCGGGGACAAGTTCCAGCTGCGGATCACGGCGGCCAGCTTGACCGCGTTTGTGCAGCTGGCGGGGACGCAGACCCTGACCAACAAGACCATCGACACCGCTGGTCCGAACACGATCAAGGTCAACGGGAACACCCTGGCGGCGTCGGCCGGCACGGCGACGGTGACCGTCCCCAACTCGACCGACACCCTCGTCGGCAAGGCGACCACGGACACCCTGACCAACAAGACCATCGACACCGCTGGCGGCAACGTCCTGAAGGTCAACGGGAACACCCTGGCCGCGTCGGCGGGGACGGCCACCGTGACCGTCCCCAACTCGACCGACACCCTTGTCGGCAAGGCGACCACGGACACCCTCACCAACAAGACCATCGACACCGCTGGCGGCAACGTCCTGAAGGTCAACGGGAACACCCTGGCGGCGTCGGCCGGCACGGCGACGGTGACCGTCCCCAACTCGACCGACACCCTCGTCGGCAAGGCGACCACGGACACCCTGACCAACAAGACCTTTGACACGGCGGGGGCGGGAAACTCGCTACTGGTCGCAGGGGTCGCAGTCACGGCCCTGGCCGGCACCACCGGTGCGTCCGGCAGCATCCTGGTCAACGGTGTGCGGTTCCAGTGGGGCAGCGGCTCAGTGACCCCTGCAGGAGGGGGCACTGCCGGCGAGGCAACAATTACCTTCACGACGCCGTTTGCGTCCGCTTGTCGGGGCGTTATTGCGTGCCCGGACCTACCCGCCGGCGGGGTAGGAGGCAGCAGCAACTACGCTATTTATGTCCGAAATATATCTGCAGCAGGATGCAACATCGGCATGGACAGCAACGGCGGTGCGTCGGGTATATACACCTGCTACTACCTTGCATGGGGGGACTAATGCCTGCATTGCGCGACAGCGGCCCGTCAAATCAGCGCCAGGACATTGCCCTGCTGCGCGCCGCTCTCGACCAACAAAGCGCGGTGCTCACCACCCTGCACGACGACATGCGTGTCGTTCGCGACTACGTCATGCGCATGGAGGCCAAGGAGGTCATTCAGCGCGTTGACGATCTGGAGACCAACCAGCGCCTGACGGACGAGCTGCTTCGGGACCTGCGTGAAAGCGATGAGCACAGGCAGGCAGTGCTGCGCCGGCTCGAGGCCCTGGAGCGCGTGCAGACCGAGGCCACAGGCATGGCCAGGCTGGCCCGGTGGTTGTGGATCGGCTTCACGGCCCTGTCCGCTGGCGGTTTGGGGGTGGTGCTGAGCAAGTTTTTCGGGGTAGGAAACCCCAACAACTGACCCAGGGAGGGGGCGCATGACCCGCGATTATCGGACCCTCGACGCCATCGTCGTCCTCGCGTTCCTGCTGATGCTCTTCGCCGGCGGCTACGTTCTTGCGTTCGTGCGCATCCCCGAGCAGAACCTCCCGATCTTCGCCAGCCTGCTCTCGTCGTCGGCCATCGGCGGCATTGCGACCTATATCGCCTGGCGCTGGTCGAACGGCCCGAAGAAACCGGAACCTCCGGGCACCACCGTCACCACCCCGCCCGGACCGTCCACGGTGACGGTTGAAACCCCTACCCCGGAGATCAAGCCGTGAGCCGCTTCGACATCTGCCTGCCGCTGATCCTCGCCCACGAGGGTGGCTACGTTGACCATCCGCGCGACCCGGGCGGCGCAACGAACCTCGGGATTACGCTGGACACGCTGTCCGCCTACAGGGGCCGAAAGGTCACGAAGGACGACGTGAGGGCTCTGGCCGTCGCGGAAGCGGGCGCGATCTACCGCAAGAACTACTGGCACCAGATCCACGGTGACGACCTCCCGGCTGGCCTGGACTACATCCTGTTCGACCTGGCGGTGAACAGCGGCGTCGGGAGGGCCCGCAAGTATCTGCAGCGCGCCGCCGGCGTGGCGGAGGACGGCATCATCGGACCAGCCACGCTGGGCGCCATGCGCGCCCGCAAGCCCCTGGACATGGTCAACGCCGTGGCCGGCTACCGCGAGATGTTCTACCGGAACCTGGACACCTTCCCGACCTTCGGCAAGGGCTGGCTGCGCCGGCTCGCCGAGGTGACGGAGAAGGCCCGCGAGATGGCGGCCGCAGGATGATCGCCGCGTTTTTCTCCGGCCTCTGGTCCTTCGCCAAGTCCCCGCTCGGGCGCTGGGTCCTCGCCGCGCTCGCCGTCATCGCCCTGCTCGCTGGCGTGCACCATCACGGGGTTGGCTCCGGGATCGCCAAGGAGAAGGCGGCTGAAGCCCGTCGGCTCGAGCGCGCCCGCAAAGATGTCGCCAGGCGGACCGTCAAGGCCGAGGGGATCAGCGCCGCCGCGAAGGCCGGCCTTGACCGCGAGAAGGTCCGCATCGAGACCCGCACCGTCACCTTGATCCGAGAGGTTCCGACCTATGTCACGCCTGCTGCTGACGCTCGCTGCGTCGTCCCTGTTGGCTTCGTGCGCTACCACGACGCCGCCGCCTCTGAGGCAACCCTTCCCCCCGCCTCCGGTGGATCTCTCGACGCCCCTTCCGGCGTTGAGCTCTCTGCCGTCGCCGCCACCGTCGCCGGGAACTACGGCGCCGCCTTCCAGTGGCGGGCGGAGGCCGTGACCTGGCGGGCCTGGTACGCCGAGCAGAAGGCGGAATGGGACAAGCCTGCCCCGTGACTTCCCTTTCCGCCGCGCGGTGATAGAGTGCCCGCGCAAACCGCACCCTCAAGGAGACAGTCATGGCTGGCCCCAAGTCCCCCCTCCCCAAGCCGGTCGATGTCGCCGGCGGCATGATGTTCACCGCCCCCATGGGCCGCTCGGCTTGTCCGAGTAAGGGCGAGAGCCCGAAAAGCGCCATGGTCGACGGCCCCTACGGCGGCAAGAAGCCCGCCTAGCACCTGCACGGTGCCGGCCCCCTCGCTGTTGCCCTGGCGGCGAGGGGGCTGCTCCTTTAACCGAGAGACCGCCCCGTGCCTTCGCTCAAGATCTCGAACTTCGACGGTGTCGTCCCCCGAATGTCCGCCACGATGCTGGCGGAGAACCAGGCGCAGGTGGCGGACAACGTGAAGCTCTACTCGCGGGAGCTGCGCTACTGGAAGGGCCCTACGCTTGACTACACGCCGTCGACGCTGTCCGGCACCAAGACCATCTACAAGCACTACGTCGACCCGACGGCGTCACCGGCCTACTACTGGCTGACGTGGAGCGAGTTCGTCGACGTGGGTCTGAGCCCCACGACGGACACGGCGGACTACCGCGTGTACTACACCGGTGACGGGACGCCGAAAAAGACCAACGCCGCCATGACCGTGGCGGGCTCCGGCGACTACCCGCAAACCTACCTGGAGATGGGCGTTCCGGCCCCCGCTGCGGCCCCCACGCTGACCCGCGTTGGTGGTGGCGCGGTCGTGGAGAGCCGAGCTTACGTCTACACCTACGTCTCGACGTTCGGCGCTCTGAGCGAAGAGAGCGCCCCGTCGCCGCCCGCGACCGTGGACTGGGGCACCGGCAACTCGATCACCGTGGACACGTTCTCGGCGGCTCCGGCCGGCGACTACAACATCACGCACATCCGCATCTACCGCACGGCCACGGGGACGGACACGACAAGCTACGCGTTCGTCGCCGAGATCACCATCGCCACGGCGTCCTACAGCGACACCGTCGATACAGCCGACCTGGGCGAGGCCATCGGGACCATCGGCTGGGACACCCCTCCGGCCGATCTGGCTGGCCTGGTGGCCCACCCCAGCGGCAGCTTCGCCGGCTTCGTCGGGAACACCGTCTACTTCTCCGAGCCGTTCTTCCCGCACGCCTGGCCCACGGCCTACGCCCTCAACGTGCCGGCCACGATCATCG